CCTGTATGACGCGCAACGACATTTGAATCATGGTTTCCATAGTGAGAGATTCCAACGAAGCAGGCGCACCACGTTTTACCGTTTTGCGCCCATCACGAATACTTTTCCAGTATTTGTTGATTTGCTGACGTTGAACCTGAATGATGCGAACCATGATTTTGCGAAGACCGTTGATCTCGTTCATCAGAGCCAATATGGGCTTTGCATGCTTGCTGACCCGTTCAATGAATTCGTTGGGGTTCCAAACATGATATTCAACCGCATTTTCTGCAATGGCTTCATACTCATTGAATTGACGTTTAACGCCATCAAGGTGGGTGAGAATCAATGTGTGGCACCTGGCCACGCGATGAAGGTGTGCGTTTGATTGTGCCATTTTAACAACAAATGAATCAATAATGTATCAATAAGGAATGCTTTGAAAAGCGAATCTGGTAGTTGGAAACTTGGAAGCTTGGGTTGCCGTTAGGCCTGGCTGCAACAAGACAAATGAAAAAAGTAATTCAATTTTTTTCATTTTCATACATTTTTGGGATGACATCGGGTCATTTTTTTTTGATTTCATTTTCATATTAACTGCTCTTACTGGATGTAAGGCTGGAGTTTATCGGCTTCAAAAATTCGTTCTGTGTTTCCAAATCCTGCAAGTAATTGTTGTCTTTTAAGAAGGGGTTCATTCCCACTTGCGGGGTTAATCCGCGTTCGTATATTTTGTCGCTATTATTCTCTCGTTTTGAATGTTGGAACTCTTGAAAATCCTGAAAGTTGTGAAGTTGCTGCTGCTGTGACTGCTGCTGTGAGTGTTGCTGCTGCTGTTCAAGTGAGCCTGGTTGTTCTTCTTGGGTTGCATATGGATTTGTGGTGCTATATGTTTTTATTCGCGGCGTTTTTAAATTCTCAGAGGGGTATGACGGACGCCACATGACATTTGACGACTGCATTTAATGCAAATGGGTTCGAAATGGAATATGTAAGGCCAATATACATATTCTATTAAAATTTTCAATGAAAAATCACGCATTCTACCCAATCAAACATCCATCATATCGCTTTTTCTTCTCAATGGTGGTCCAGCAGTCTTCGCACGCAAACCCATGATGCTGCTTGTCAGCCACCTTTTTCAAAACGAATTTCGACTTGTTGCACTTGTTGCATTGAAACTTGAGAATTTGATTATTGTCATCCAGCACTGGTCGTACTTCCATTTGTGTTTCCATTTGTAGGATTTAATATTATCTACAAAATTCGTTTAAGTTTATATTATGCAAAAATATAATATAAAAATTGATTGCAACGTATTTTCACATTGAGATTGACCGACCATAAAAAATGCAGTCCAATTCTGACATTCAGTTCCATCCATTTGTAATCAACGGCACAAGGTTCTTGATGTGCAAGCTTCCCGAACAGCCCTTCTCCACGCTGCACGACCCTGAAACCAAAGAAATCGTGGGCCAATGGAACAATGATGCCGCGCAGTATGAGATACGGACTCGTGCATAATCGCCGCACAATCGCCGCACAATCGCATGAAGCTCATGAACTCATCAGGCGCGCCATGTTCACCACCTCCGGTTTGGCCGTCGCCGACGCCTGGAAAATCTTCAAGATGTGCGCATCATCCCGGAATCGGATGCTGTATTCCTGCTGCAGCTTGTTGCGCCCGATGCGCCCCAGCGCCTGAATGATTTTTTCCTGGCTGATGTCGCTCAAGTCTTTGCCCAAGTACCCGTGACAAAACTGGTAATTCGTGCCGTAAATGTAGTCGGTCGATGCAATAATCAAGTAAAGCCGCTGCTTCTGTGCCAAGTCCTTCATGATTTCCGTGTACGTCTTGTTGGAATTCGACTGCTCCGTCATGACGCCGACCCCCATCATGAGCAGCACCTTCCAAATGTTCTCAATCGGCAGCACCATGATGCGCTCCACGTCCTCCGGCTCCACCTGCGACGTGAATGGATTCGCGGCGTCAATGTCTTCCTTTGTGAGATGCGGCGCCCACCGCTTCAAGTGGTCCGCCCGGTTGGGGACAAACATGTCGTTCAACGCGCCCCACTTCACCTGCCGCCGCAGCTCGTCCATCCGTTCTTGGAGTCGCCGCACTTCCGGGCTGAACCGCATGTCGTCCATCTTCTTGGTGCTTTTCTTGTCCTTGTCCTTGTCGTCCTTGTCCTTGTCTTTGGACCCCTCCTCCATTTTGTCCTCAATCTCCCGCGCCAGCTCCTCCATCGCGTCCTTGATTTCATTGTTGTGGTCAATGATTGCCATCAAGTCGTCCATGACGCACTCCGGAATCTCCGCAATCTGCAGCGCGAATCGCGCGATTTTCTCCACGTCGTTTGCCAAAAACAGCGTCGGCCCGCACGTCAGCGTGTGCGCGTCTTTTGACGTTATGTTGACATTCGAGGCGTGCATGCGTGCGCGCTTCGCCTGGAAATGCGCCCAAATTTCGGCCCACTTGTCGGCCTGCACGTTTTCCAGCAGCTCCAAGTAATACTCCTTTATGTTCGTCATGTTGATGTCGGCTATGTCCGAAAAATGCCGCTCGACCGCATAGCGCTCCGAGGTCCACAGCTTCTCCGCATTCACATGAGAAATGAACCCCACCACTTCGCGCAAATCAAAGTAGCGCAGCAACGTTTTGTATTTGCGACAATGTGCCGCGGATGCGCGCATTTCATCGTAGCCGTCAAACATGAGGTGCGGCAGCTGCACGTACCCGTCTTTGTTCACCAGTGAGATGGTTTTTTGACAATCGTGGCTCACGATGCTGTGCACTTGGGCGCTTGAAAACCGCGCCTGAAAATCCATGATGGTGGGCGCCATGTCCGCCTGATGCGGCAGCGTGGCCGATGACAGCACGACGTTGGGAACAATGTTTTCAGTCCAGTTCTCTTTGATGAGCGCGTGAAACTCGTGCTCGGCGTAGTCCATCGTGATTGTGGGCTCGTCCCAGTAGAGCAACAACTTGTGCAGCGGGTTGAACGCGTTCATGTAATACATGGCGTGCTTATACGACTTGATGTCGCTGATCATGATTTCCACATTGTCGCCCACGCTGTTGTCCACCTTTCGAATGCCGCCCGTTCGGCGGTCGCGGATGACATCCTTGGCCGAATAGTAGTGCAGCCGAATGTTGTCCACGCTGCCGCACCCGAATGCAAACGCGATGCGTTTTTTCGCGGAAATGCAGGCTTTGGCCAGTGCCAGGCCCACGTGGCGCGCGGCACACACAAAAATCACGCGATAGTGTTCGCTGAGTCCAATCGGGGTGAGCGTTTTTCCAGTGCCGGTGGGCGCAATGTAGAGAACCAACTTGGGCGTGGCGTCATTCTTGAGTGCCGTGAATATCTGTTTTTGGTGCTCGTACAGCTTCATGTCGCCGCATTTGAACACGTACTCGTTTTTCTCCACGTATTCGTGTGCTTTCGAAATGAACCCGGCGGGGTCGAAATCATTTTCCACCCGCTCGACCACGTGGTTCAAAAATGACTCCACGTGTGGGTTGATGTGCTCAATGCTGTTGCGCCTCAACAAGCATATGCTGTAGTAGTAGTACATCCACTTTGGCCGACTTGGAATGGCCGGCGGAAGCGGGGGCGCGCGCTTTTTTTTTGACTCCGACACGTCCTGCAAATGGTCTCTCCAGTGCGCATACATGTGGGGAAACTTGCTGTTCAGAAGGTTCAACAATAAACTCAACAACACAAATTCGTATATCTTTGTTTTTTGCTCGTCCAAATTGCTGTTCGTGTTTTGAATGCGGATAAGGTCGGCTTTTTTCACCAGCTTCTTTTTGTCGGTGTCGGTTTTGAAATCCGACAGCCTGAACGCCTCCTGCATTTGGTCCACATGCGTTTTGAAATACAGCTCAAACATGTGCGCGTGCATTTCATCGGATGGGGAGATTTTCATATACTGCAACAACGTGTGCGTTGAATTGCGCACCACGTTCACATTATGAAACCCGTGTTTTATAAGCTCGTAAACCTCCTGCTCGTCGTGTGAATCCGGGACTTCCACGCCGTCCCATTCGCTCTTCGTGAGTTTGCCCTGTGTGAAATCCATTGGTCCCAGGGTGGTCAAAGTTATGTTTATTTAGCGCGGTTCCTTTAAATTCATTCATTAATGATTTTCCAGTTTGGCGAAATCAAATGTTTGGATTACTCAAAAAATTGATTTTGGTTTAATCCAGTTAAAACTAATGCATCGATAGAACATAACGTTCAATACAAATGACCCAACCATACACGACGCCATTGCCATCGCCATTGCCATCGCCATTGCTTGTGAGCCCGCCATTGCTTGTGAGCCCGCCATTGCTTGTGAGCATTGACGGCAACATCGGCTCCGGCAAATCCACCACATGGGACATGTTGAAACAGGCATATGCCGGGCGCGATGATGTGCATTTCGTGGAAGAGCCCGTGGATTCGTGGCACCATATCAAGGACGGTGATGGGGTGCCCATTCTCACCAATTTCTACAAGGACCACAAGGCATATGCGTTCCGATTTCAAATGATGGCCTACATTTCACGCCTGGCTCTCTTGCGCCAAACGGTTCGCTCGAATGCAGGACGCTGTCGCGTGATTGTGACCGAGCGCAGCGTGGACACCGACCGCAACATTTTCGCCAAAATGTTGTATGACAGCGGCGACATTGCTCACGATGAATACACGATTTACAACATGTGGTTTGACGAGTTTGTGCGCGACCTGCCGGTTGCAGGGCTCGTCTACATTCGCGCCGACCCCGAGACGTGCATGGAACGCATCACGAAACGAGGACGCGAGGGCGAGTCCATCCCCCTTGACTACGTCCAGAAGTGCCACGATTATCATGAAGCATGGATAAACGGAATCGCGTGCAAAAAACTGGTCGTTGACGCCAACACAGAAATCGAAAAGACGGCAACTCATCGCGTGCAAGAAATCATGACATTCATCAACCAGTTGTCGGCAAACACGGTTCAGTGAACACGTCCTCGCGCATATGCTCGCGCATTCACACTTCACTAACATTTTTTTGTCAGTAACACATCCATGCGCTCCAACCGTTGGCTGGCTGCGTGCGGGCACAAATGTTTCGCACATCCAGCATGAGCGCCATGTGGCAGGCGCACAGTGCAATCATGGCCAGCATTCGCGGCACCTGTTTCAACATGAATCGCTGCTGCACTGCGTCGTTGTAATCGGTGTCATCCAGCAACGAGTATTCGTTCTGCGTCGTGGGTCGCGTCTCGTTTCGCGATTTCAAAAGGCGCTGAGTAAGGGTGGTGTTGATGTCCGGCGCGCACCGGCGCAGCAGTTTCAATGCCGGATAAAACGCAACCGCAATGAACATCATCATGGACAACCAAATGTTGCTGTCAGTTATGAGCACGATGTACGCAACGTCCATTGCGACGACGGCAACGTGCAAGCCGCGGCTGGTCCATTTGGCCGCGCGGCTCAAAAGAATGGTGCGATGCTCATCGTCGGGAACGTAGAGTCGCATGGTTTGACGGCTTGGTTCATTCAAGTGCGCGTTCAACCCGTAGTGGTAACCATTCACGAGCGTGGCCCCGGTGTAAACGGCGCGCATCAGCGTCGGCGGATGCACGCATGCTAAATACAAGCTTTGAATTAACCCAATCCAGGAACACCAATGAAATAGGATAACGGGAGGCTGCATTGTTTTGTCAATGGGTTGTTGGTACTATACTATAAACACATGTCTATAATATAATAAAATGCCATTTGATTTTTTTTGGATTGGGGTGTTCAATTCAACAACAACTTTTGCCGGCTAGATGGCGGCTTATACTTGAGAATGTCCAACTCTTTGGTCGTGGTGGGGAAACTGAGCGCACCGTAAATGTCCTGCAGGAGCAGCCACTCAAACATGCCGCCCAGATAAACCCGCACGTTTTTGAAGCCGAGATTCACGAGCTGCTGGTATTTTTTATGCACCGTGTCATCGTTCGCGTTTTTTCCATACACGATAATCTCTCGGTCCTTCCCCTTCGGGTCGGAAAGCATTGCGTTCATGGACACTTCTTCTTCATCAATTGGCAACGTGCCCGGAATCAAGCACCCCTGCATGCCCGGCGGCAGCGTGTTGATTAACAGCCACGGATGCGTCGTTGCATAATAGTTTGAATACTTGTGCTGGTCCAATGGATTGGCTGTGCGACATATGCATTGGATGTCCTCGTAATTCACTTTGGATATTGAAACGCCGGAACCCATCAGTGCATTTATATGATTTTTGTTTGGATGCAAATGTGTTAAGTGTGGTTGTAATAAATTAAATTGACAAGATGTATTTAATTTATTTTTCATACGCATGTTTACATTCCATTCCGCTCGTCGTTCCAAATTCATTCTTTGTCGAAGCCGATGACCGCGCAGTCCAGCCGCTTGCCCGCGTGCCCCGTGGTGAGCGAATCCGCGTGACCGCCTTTGCCCAGGTCGTCTTCGTCTTCGTGAATGACAAGCGACCGCCCAATAACAGATAGTTCCCCCTCAAACAGAGAGATTTTGGGGGTGGAAAAATGGAATGTGCTGTGTTTATCAGATGATGCGGTGATGTTTCCGAAATCTCCTGCATGCGAGTTCACATTGGTGCGCGACCCATGGTCCGCGTTCGTTGGATTGAAATGCCCGCCACAGTTCATGCAATCGCTGCTTAATAAATTCCCATATTGATGCACGTGAAACCCGTGCTTCCCCGGCGCCAAGTTTTCAATGTGGCCCGACACCTTCACCGGAGAGAACGGGTCGTCTTGCTTGAATGACACGTGGCTGCCCTTTAGTTTGCCTTGAAACACCGCAATTGCTTTCATTGAAGGCGTGATTTTGTCTTATGCATAATGTGCATAAAATGCATTTAATATAATATTCAACATAATATTCAACATAATATTCAACCGATGCTTATTTTGCGCGCGGCACTCTTCCCGTGGTCATATTTCTTGCGGGATGCATTCGCCAGCCGCAGCGCTCTACTATTCGATTGGCACCCATTCTTCAAAATGGAGTAATCCACGGCGGCCGCTTTGCCACCCGTGATCGCACTGGCCAGTCGGGCATACCCCCAAGAGTGCGGCGTCTGATTGGGGCGCGACCCCGACGAATAAAACGCGCCTTCCCCTTTTTTCACAATTTTCTGCAATGCGCCAATCGAACACTTGGTCGCCTTTGCCAGCGCCGCGTTCGGAACCACGTGGTCCACATGATACATGCGGCGCGCCACATCCGTGTGCTTGGATGCGACGTGCGGATACGACTTCAACTTCATGGTTCGGCCATAATACTTTCCACGCTTATACAACCTGCGCGACCGTTTCAACATTGCAACTTGTTTGCTTCTATCTTTGCGAGACAGTGTGCGCGGAACGTAGCGCATCGGAACCCGGACTTTACTCAATGACATTGTGTGTGTGTTGCATGTACATGGCGGATAATATAAATGCAATGCACACACACACGCACACACACACATTCGGGAATTCTCATAATAGCTGCAAATTTGTGGCGTAGTGATGCGTCAAAACAAATAAGTTTTTATTTTTCGTCCCCTGGTTCGTATATTCCCAGTAATGGATTAAACACCATCCCATTCATGGCATTTGCCTTTGTATAAATAGTAGCTCCCCCTGGATTATGATGACAATTCTGTAAACTATGAGTATGAGTGTGGTCTGTTTTAAATGTATCACTGAATTCTGGTTCAAATTCAGGACCAAATTCACTAGTATAACGATGCAACACTTTAGGTTTTGCAAGTTCTAATGCTAATTTTTCAGATGAAATACGCACAACATCGGCAGCCGACTTCCAATATGCTTCTGTAATTTTTGTATTTTTCACTTTAAGGTCTTCTATTTCTTTTTTTAATTTTTGATTTACTGCTTCTTTTTCCTGTTTTAACTTTTCGTTGTCTTTTAGTGTGTCGACATATGCGGCTTGTATATTTTTGCATTTTTGTTCCATTTCTTTCAGTTCATTTTGCAAAATTTCATTTTTATTCATAGAAAACCCAAGTTGAGATTTAATATCTGCAGCGTCGAGTGGATTGTTTGCAAGTTCTTTCAAACCGGATTTTATTTTATTGAAAACATTTATTACATTTCTATGCCAGAACCCTGTATCATTGATTACATCACAACTAATTACTTCTTTTAACACATCAACCAAATACGTGGGGATAGGAATATTGTCATCTATTGACAATATCATTCTTTTATTTCCAAAAGATGCTCCTCTATCGTGTGAATATCTTCCTACTTCTTGTACTTTAACATTTCCACGAATATCTATTTGAAAATAATACTTACTAATCCATTGGTTATCTCCGCCTGGATGACTTCGTATTTCTTTTGTTTCACAATCCAATACATATGTTACTTGCTGTTGCGTGGCCATTGTGTCTTATAATTCGCGTGTTATATAATATAATTTGCTAACCTTTAAGTAAATTATATTATGCATGTCATTCTGAAATTGGTCAAATGGTCAAATGGTCAAATCAATTGAATGACACCACAATCTCAACCGTCTCCTTTTTGATGCTCTTCGTGGCCGAAATGCTCAACTCCTCGCGCTTCTTTCTGGTTTTATTGTTGTTCTTGCTGCTGTTACTGCCGTTGTTGCTGCACATGACCTCATTCACTTCTTCCACCGCTTCTGCATCTTGAGACGCGTGGTTGTTCCGCCGCGACGTGCTGTTGCGCGCGTTCATGTCATCTTCGATTGTTCCATAGTGGGCCTCAATGTATGCAACCACCCCGTTTTCGAGCGCCCATTTGAAAAAATTCAGCTGACCAATTGTGGTCTGAATGAATGTGCCGTTGCCGTAAGGAATTGTGATGCGATCCCACCGGCAGAACGGGTCAAATCGGCGCTTGCTGTAAGCCTTCAGCTTCAGCTTGTAATCCACATACACCTTGAATCGCCGGTTCGCCCCCACTTCATACACCGTGAAAAACTTCTTGGCGTAATTCGTGGCAAACCAGTCAATGATGCGGAGAGAAATTGGCGACTCACCGTTAATTATCTTCAACATCTTATCCAAATTGTTGTCCTCCTCGTAAAACTTCATCAAGTTCGTCATGAGCAAATCATTCTGCGTTGTGTAATTCGATGACATGATGATGATGATGATGGTGTAAGTATTTGAATGTGATTATGCATGAATGACATGTTTTTGTGTATTTAAACCATTATTGCGTGTAAACATTTTATTTGATGGGTTGCATGTATAAAATATTTTTCATATATAAAGACACACAAAATGCCACGTTCGGTTCTAACTTTTATAGATTATTCACCGGTGCCGGATTCTCCAGTTCCAGATTCTCCAGTTAATCCGCCGTTAATTGATGAAACAATGCGTTCATGCCACTCACCAATAACAACCAGTCATTCACGCCGTCGGATAAACCAACCGCGACATCGGGTTGTTAAAGGAAGATGGGGGTCTCGCTTTTGCAGAACCCAATCGTGCAAAAAATCATTTCAACCACCACCACCACCACCTCCCTCCGCAGCCATTGCCGTTCATGGAGGAAATAGAAAAAGACTGAAAAATGGAAGCAAAAAATGCAAAAACAAACGTCGCAAATGTCAAACAAGGCGTGCGGTTAAATGATTTTTCACGCGGGTGGTGTTTTCATAAAGTCATTGTGCATGGTTTGCAACAACATTTATATATTATATTATATATATTCATATATCCATTGTGAACCAGAACCATAACCAAATGCACCTGATTTACATTGTTTTAGCAATTGTGGTCATGTGTTTCGGACTGCAATTTTGCTACCAGCCCAATCGGAAAGAGGGGTTTGCTCTGTCGCCCGGCGCTTCCCCCGACGCAACCACGTATCCCATATTGTATAAGGATTACCCCATCCAAACGCCCGGCGGGATTTCCGACATGTCGTCCGACGACTTGTGGCAATTTTATCCCGTGTTTGACAACAGCTATGCCCAATACACCAACAATGTGCGCTATTGGGCCACGCCAAACAACGGCAAATGCTCTCGGGCCGAAATGTGCGGTGGCTTGTACAACGACAAACCCATTAAGGACATGCACATTGTTCCGGTTCCAAAGCCCATTTCATTTAATTCGGACGTGCGTCGCGTCAATTTTTACGGCTCGGACCCCATGACGTGCCCCGAGCTGCCTGCTCCAGATGTTGCAAACTGTTTGTATTACGGACACAAAACGGATTCGCTTGCTCCCCCCTATCAACCAACCCTGCTTGATAGTTGAAAAAGCAACGACCAACCCCAATTAAATGCATCATTTTAGATTATTTTAATGCACAAATTAATCTAAAATCTCTCGTCTTAATGGTCACGAATTTCAAATGTGATGGGATTTGCCCGCGTGCGTCTGGTGCGGCCTTGTGGCGCGGCCCTTGGTTTCCGTGAGCGAACCGCGGCCTGGTTGCGCTGTCTTCGCTTCGGTTTTTCCTTTACTTCCTCTGCGGAATCTTCTGCATGTTGTGATTCGTCACATTGTCGTTCATCTTCATCCTCGCGAGACAGCATTTGCCCCATTTTTAACAAGCTGGTTTGCAGAAATGGTTATATCATAAATGGCAACTAAAATTGCCGCAATATAACGCACTTAATTTTTTTTCGTGCGTTACTACATAAATAAACATAATAACCACTAACAAGAAGGATGGCAGATGAACACACATTTAGGGTGAATCGTTCCGCTTTGCCCCTAATGGTGCGAACACTATTCAACCCAGAACACTGTTTCGCCAGAGGGGGATTGACAATGGGCGCAAATGGAAAACCTGTGTTGACTGGAAATTGTCAAGTGGCGCAATTTGGAAAAAATAGGAACGGAAATAATTGCATGTTTGTGTGCCAGGTGAATTTGTCGGATGTTTCTCAACAACACCCCCCAGTATTGGCGTCATTTGTGTTTAATCACATGGGACAAGTGAATAATTTCTACTATGGGAATAGCGATGCAACTCCATCATGGAGAACCAATGTGCACGATGGAACACGTGCATCCTTCGGATTTCTGCCTCCACCTCCACCGCCATCTCAACAATATCAACAACAGCCCCAATCACATGCAATGTTCGGTTTACGAATAAAAGACATAAGTGAACAATTAAAAAGGGCAAAGACCCAGGATGATATAGATGCGTTGGTGGAACAAAGAACCAAACTCAAACAAGAACATGCAGCAGAATTAGCAGCAGCGGCAGAAGCGGCAAAAGCTGCGGCGGCAGCGGCAAAAGCGGAACGCGATGCATACGACGAACTCATAAAAACCCCTAGATGGGGATGCACCAGTGTTCTAAAAGGACCCTTGCAGTTTGTTGGGTGCCAACGTGGTGATTATAGAGACCCTTCGGTTTCTCTCGTTGAGGGATTTGCATATGTTCCATGTGTGTCAGCGTCTGGAGAATTTGATGAAGAGTTTGACACATCTCCGGAAGAGCTACATAAGATAACCCCACATTTCAAATATGACCCTGTCACTGGAAATAGCATGTATGGTGCAAGTGGTAGAGAATATTATGACACGACCTCGCGTGGCAACGTGTTTGGAAACAAAGGATTCCAAAGTTTTGTTATTCGCACCCCGAGTGGAAATACTAGAGTGATGGAAACAAGACAAGGTGGTGAATGTACTAACATGACCTCCATTCCTCAACACCTACGTGCATCGTTTCCAGAAACCAAAGAAAAATTTGAATTCATGTTGATAAAGGGGAATGCATCGCTTCGCTCAGAAATGAAAGCATTGAAATGGCTTGAAACGCATCCATTGACATTTCCAACTGAGATTAATTCAACCTTTGCTGGCACTGCATTTGATTGGATTCATGAACTTTCAACCAAATTTGAAGTTCCCCGCGAGTTGTCATTATCTGATGCTGCATTGACCAAAATGATTAAATCAACGACAAAAGCATCCGTCGCAGCAATGCATTCGCCTGCAATGAGGGCATCCTTGTATGCATCCCTGACGACCCCACCGCCCAACCCACACAAATCAGTCATTAATCACTGCAAGTGCACTGCAATGGACCATAATCCAAGATGCCCAAATGCATTTTGCCAATTCCGGCATGCAATGGTTGCGCATCTTGGGTTTGAGTGGCCAAGACTTCGCCTTGCATCGGTCGAACCAGCAGCAATGATCGCATTGGAAAATGAAATGTCAGAAGCGACAAGAGCAGCGATAGCAAAACAGCAAGAAGCAGAGGCAAAACAGCAAGCAGAAGCGGCAAAACAGCAAGCAGCCGATGCCAAGCGAGAGGAAAGGACTGCACGTGCAAGAGAATTGACAGCACAACGAAAAGCATCTGCAGCAGCGGCAAAAGCATCCACAGCAGCGGCAAGAGCATCCGCAGCATCATCGGCACTCTCATCATCGGCACCAGTCGTGTCAGCGGCACCAGTGGCACCTGCATCCAGAAAAAGAAAACCTGCAGAAGCACCCGCTTCATCTGCACCCGCTTCATCTGCACCCGCTTCATCTGCACCCGCTTCATCTGCACCCGCATCTTCTGCACCCCAAAAACAAACAAGGCGAAAGGCAAGAGGAGGTGCCAAACCCAAAACCAAACCCAAATCTAAACGGCGTCTTCGCAAATAAACCTCATAGTTCATTTATGTATTCCACAACCTCCGCTTCAGACACGCCCCCTTCCATCATGAGTTCAATTTCACCCAGGATGGCAACCTTGTCATCCAATTGCATGGCTTCGGTTTTCTTAACAAAGTGTCTCCTTATGCTTTCAGGCAATAAACGCAACGAATCTTTGAATGTGCTGGTTTCTTCTGCGATTTCGTTGGCCCGTTTCAATCCGATGACATCCATCATCATTGGCACCGTGATTGCGTCCGACAAACTTTTCACCAAGTACGACGTTTCAGGCACTTCGCTCATTTGAAGGCTGGACATGTACAAGCCTTTCACCGCTGCATTCGACGGCACCAAATACAGCATCGACACGCCATTCGCGTTGGAGTATTCAATTATTTTTTGCAATAATTTAATGCCCATGCCACGATAGCTTTCATCGACCGCGCCTTCGGTTTTCTTGCGCCGCACCGACACCTCCACGATGTACGCCGTCCTGTGCATGGTTCCATCTGTTGCAGGCAAATCCTGAAACCGAACCGAACACCAGGCACAGATGACGAGGTCCTGCGTTTTCGGGTCTTGTCTTATTGCAACGAACATGTGCCAGTTTTCCTTGCATTTGGACTTCCACGGGAATATTTCATAAAAAAAATGCCGCTGTTTTGTTGCAATTTTCGTAAATCTCTCAATCAACTCCTTCTGCATTTGATTGTTGCAGTCAAAATGATACACACCACACGCAACGTCTTCGCTTTTGTTGGACACCTCGCATAACTTGTAGGGCTGCATCTTTTCGATGAACGTTCTTCTGGGTGCCCTACTGGAAGACCTTGGCGACCTTTTGGGGGACCTTGGCGACCTTTTGGGGGACCTTGGCGACCTTTTGGGGGACCTTGGCGGATACTTATTTACGGAAAACATCCCACCGCGTTTGACTCGCTTAACTCTCCGAACTGTCCGACTGTTTTTAACCATGAGTTTATATATGCATATTGCAAATATAAAATTTCATTGTCTCCCAGGTCATTGCAATCCGGTGCGCGGAATGTGCACCTCTTTCGCAAACGCCTTGATAATCTTCTTGTGCGCGCTGTCATCGCATTCAATGTTTTTGTACAGCTCTTTGCATATCGTCTGATACTCCACGTGCATTTTCTCCTTGGTTTCCCACCCCGGGTGCGCATCCATCCACTCTTGAATGGTGCGGGTTTGATAGCACGACGCCATGTAAATGAACTTCTTCACATAAGAATTGTCTTCATCCTTTATCCATTCATCCGTTTTGATGTACATTGTCTCGCGCTTCAGGTCCGTGCAATGAATCGGGCGCTTATGCACGTCCATGCCTTTCAGATTATTCACAATGATGGAACTGACGCCTTCCACAATGCCGTTCGTCTTCGTGTATTCCAAATCCTGCAGCGTGATTTTGAGAGTTTTTGCGAAATCACTCAATTTAATCGCATCCTTGCACTCATTATTCAAAAACATGTTCACGTTGAATTGCGTGTTGTTCGTGGTTATGATGTTCCCATTCCCAATTTTGGGCGTCATCTCTTGAATGGTTCGAATCAGCAGCTGATTCGATTCCTGCTGCTTCAACATGATTTCATAATTCTTATCCAACATGGTGTTTCTATCATTCAACAACATCTTCACCACGGTTTTCAATCCCATCAACTCATCAATCTCATCAAGCTTGTCCGGCTTGTTGTATTTATCAAGCTTGTCCAGGATCTCCTTTGCAAAATTTCCTTGTTTGGTCGGGTTGTCCACCAAAGTCAATGACATTAATGCATCCCCATCCCCATCCCCATCCCCATCCCCCTCACCCACAATTAGTTCTTTGGATTTGTCGTGGGGGGTGAGTCCCGCCGGTTCGTCTGTTGCTGCCATCATCACTTTGCAGTTCTTCTTGTGATTGAACAACGACGACCTCAATTCAAATGTTTTCCCACACGCGCACATCTTGGACTTCGTTTTGGCGTCAGACAAGAGAGAATAATACTTAATCTTGTGTTTTTCCGACTCACAGTGCTGTGTCATGTGGTTTTTTCTCGTGCATGAATAATTGCACAAGTCACACACAAACCGATTTGGTTGGTTATGGTCTGGTGAAGGTTCCATGAGTTTTTGAGCAATGCTAAAATGGGGTGATTTGTGTTTATATACTTTAAATATTTTATTTTATCGTCACTGCCTATTTTTATCTAGGGTTTTAAAACGCTTTTTGCACATAACGTTTTGCAGCAGGTTGCGTGTAAATATTGATTGTGCGCGAAAATGCTTATGGTAAGGGCACCTATTTGTTTTATTTGGGTTGTCCAAAATAAAACAAAATAGGCACGTTTTCGACGACCAATGTCTGGCTTACCATAAATGATGTGGCGACATTGCATGTGAATGAAAACCCATTACTTGATTAAAAATATTTGTTTTATTAAAAATCGACAAAATAAAACAAAAAAAGGCAAGCATCGAAATCACATGTCAAATTTTCGGGTCCAAAAAATGAGCATTTTTGCCCTCTTAAAACATGTGAGCATAATGGTCTCGTTTTTTAATACAAATCTTGTAAAATAATTTTGTTATTTTTTTATTTTACTTTGCACAAGAGTCAAAAAAATTTCAGAAAATGGACATCAACGATGTCCAAAAATGAGTACGTCGGTACCTTTTTGTGAAAAAACGCGCGGTACTAGGTAAATTTTTTCGCGCATATTGACATGAATTTGCGAGACCATATATGCAGTGAGAACCGATTGATGTATGAAAACATGCATTTTAGCGTGCGCGGTTGCGTTTGACATGTGTCCATATATTTGACATGTGTCCATATGAATAATCTGAATAATGTTATTTTCCATTTTTTGGAAAAAATTGAATTGAAATCAATCGAATGCTAATTGGATGCAAGTGTATCAGAATCAGAAACCAGAATCCGAAATACAGAAATGTTTGCCTACCTTCGTTCCAAAAACACGGTCCTTGCCAAGTATCAATTCCTTCCAAAGCACATTGCCGGCAAAATGTGCGAGAATGTGCGCAACAATGTCCCGCCCTTGAATGGGTTTGACGTGTCCAATGCAGAAGTTGCGGGAATCATGGCCGAAATTTACATGCGCGAGTTTGCATGCACGCTGGAGACGTTGAAGCAGGTCAATGGAATTGCAGCTCGGTACCATGAGCATGCATTTGACAACACGGATGCTTACATTGAATCCGTGCAACCACCGCCCGCGCAACCGCATGAAATGACGGCACAGCAGCGCCATGCGTCGCAGCTTCTTCACGGAGTGGGCAACAGTTATTCCGAGTTCAACGTGGCATTGAAAACGCTTGGTTGCGGCATTTTGATGAGAGACATTGTGGAATGCGATGCTGCCAAGATGGAAACCGTGGCTCAACAGTTTCAAAGCAATCCATCCGCAGCAGAAGATGCGTTCGACCGCGTGTGCCACATCACCAAACAAGTGTGGAGCCTGGTGAACATGCTGGCATTCTCGAACCTGTTTCGATTTGCGGACCTGGCACAGCCCATCCGCATTCCCAACCAAGACGACGCAATCTTCATCCCCTACATTCCGACAAAGGAGCCGCTTCCAACAAAAACAATAACCCTGGCCAACGTGGCCAACATCGTTGCGACGGATGCGACGGATGCAACGCATCTGCCGGACGACTTCATTGACTTTGACTTTGACTCATCGCAATGCGAGTGCAAAGAATGCGGCAAAGCATTCAACTCGGCAAAGGAATCACACCAGCTCATCATTACAACTGCAACGACCCCACACCACTTGTGCCGTTCATGTGGTTTCAACCGAAGCTATCAAGATGAGGTGAGGTTCAATATCACAGAATGAAACCCCATGTGCATCAATCACGTAAATCACGTAAATCACCCAAAATCACATGCAATAATGCACAAAAAAAGGTTCGGTGGTTATGAACCATTTTTTTTTTGAATGTTGCGCGTCTTCAACGGTACAATTGCATGATGAAATAGAAGCAGATGCGGTGTTGATACATTTTGGTTTCCAGAATGTCGTTTATGCGAACATTGTATTCCTGCATGATGGAATTCGCAGCAGTTTTGAGATTGGTTTCATACTGCCATTCATGCGCGGCACCATTTGTCGCCAGTATTATTTTGAATACTGGCCACAAGTTGGAATGAAGTTGTTCCGTTGACACATTGAGTTCCATCACATCGCGAGATTGTATGTAGTTGGTTGCATTTGATAAATCCATTGCGTTGAGTCTGGGTCTGGGTTTGAGTGTGTGTTTGAGTGTGTGTTTGAGTGTGTGTTTGAGTGTGTGTTTGAGTCTGGGTTCAAATTCAATTTTTCGTTTAAATTGCACAGGTGCATGAAACACATGAATCATTCACATGACCGGCAATCCAGCCCAACCTTTTGGTGGTTTCGTTTCATCGACCGCTGCTTTTGGTTTTTTGGCATCCTTTGTTTTAGCCACGTGGTCGGGCGTCCATTCCACGGGATTGTGCGCATCATATGTCGGGCTGTCTGTCATGAGGATGTCGTAGTTTTGCTTCACGTAGTAAGCCCGCCGCTTGTGCCACTGGTTCCGGAAGATGTCCTGCTGGTCCACGATGTCGATGACCAAGGGCCGCCCGTGTTTCACGCGCAGAATGCGCCCCACGGACTGGCACACGTCGGTTTTAGGGGATGCCATGATGAGCGTGGTGAGCGTTTTGATGTCCAGCCCCTCGGACGCCATGGCATACGTGGCAATAATGACCGTGCGCGATTCGCTGGCTTTCAGGTCAGCCTCCTTCATGCCGCCGACGTAGTACCCGACCGAGCCGCCGGCAATGCCGCGGTGCTCAATCGCCTTGTGCAAATACGTGAGCAGCGACTTGTTGTGCGCCAGAATCATGACCTGCTGGTCCGGGTTCTCCGCCAGCTCGCGCTGCAAGACGCGCAGGATGAACTCGCTGCGGTGCGCGTAATCACACACGCGCGAAATCATGGTGCTGAATTTCGGATTGCCGCGATAGTCGTATTCCGTCTCGTTGAACGCGGCGTCGTCCACGCAGTAATTGATTGCCTTCACGATCACGCGGTGCTCGGACGCCGCCTTCTCCTTGTGCACCACGTCGCCCAGAAACATTTTGAACACTTTTGTCAGCCCGTCCTTGCGCTGCATGGTTCCCGACAGCCCGAGCGTGTAGAGCGTGGTGACTTTCATCATGCACTGGCAAAACACCTCGGCGCCCATGTGGTGCACCTCGTCAAACACCGTGAGACCGAAGCTGTCAAACATGTCGGCGGGGTACTCCTTCATGGAGAGCGACTGCAGCATGCCGAGCACGATGTCCTTGTCGTCAATGTCGACGGTTTGCCCCTGGATGCGGCCCACGCGCGCGCCCGGCAGAAACTGCTCAATTCTCTCTATCCATTGATTCATTAAGAAGGATTTGTGCACGACGACCAGCGTCTTTCTGCGGAGTTGGGCCAGGATGTAGAGCGCCATCACCGTTTTGCCCTTGCCGGGGTCCACGTCCAACAACCCGCCGCCTCCGGTGCCGACGTGGTTCAAATACTTTCGCACGATGTCTTTTTGATAGTCGCGCATTTCGCCTTGGAACGCGACACCGTCCTGTATGGACTCACCCGGCCCAATTTTGATGGCTTCGGGAGGGCCGTATGCGCCGATTCCGAAGTATCGTGGCACATACATTTTTAGCGGAGATTCGCGATAAATTGGATAAGCGGGTGGTTGCACCGGTGCTTTAGGAATGTGTGGGCGTATTGTCAGTTCAGTGCGAATGTATTTGCGCTCGTCTTCGTCCAGGTTCTCCTTGTGAATGGTGTATCCGCGGGGGCCCAAATAAGTGGCAACCTCGGTGGTGGCAGCCATCACTTGTGTATTATAAGCGTGTGGGTATGAGATGGTCTATTGTGCATGTTATACATGTTTCAATTTTAAACAAAAAAAAATAATATGATATAATTATAAAAATAAATCACACCATTTTAAAAATCTCTCGACCAAATGACGGAAGTAATGCGTGATGTCTTCAAAAACTCCCGCAAGCACGAGATGTTGCTCACGGCGCTCATTGTTTTATACATTGTGCTGAACGTGCCGACTCCTCAAATCATTGCCCCCTACGTGGACACGCCTTTAGGAAACATTGTCGTCGTTCTGTTTGCGCTGTCGTTCTTCATGCACTCTCATCCGGTTGTGGGAATATTGTCTCTCTTCGCGGCATACGTGCTGATTCGCCGTTCCAGTGCAACCACCGGCAGCGCGGCCATCGAAGCATACGTGCCCAGCGAGCTTCGCAAGAGCAAGGAGCTGAGCGCTTACAACCAGTTCCCCGTCACGCTGGAAGAACAGATGGTTGCCTTGAGGGCGCCCCTCGCTGACACGCAGGTCGGCAGTGCCACGGCGTCTTTTCGCCCCAACCAATTGGACCAAACCTCCCTTGGTTACACTGCGGTCTAATGCAATGCCCGCAAAAATGACACAAAATCGCATTTTAGAGAATGCCATGTTGGCGCATGACATTCTATTCCATTCCATTCTATTCCATTCCATTCTATTCTAATGGCGGAGCAGACGCTTGTGGAGCTTGAATGTTGGAGTATGGGTTGTATGCTGGCTCTCGTGATACAGCGGCGGTGTTATCGCTGGTCAAAAACATGTATGAAATCCCCAATAAAACCAACGCGATTAGGATGCCCCACACAATGTTCATTCCTATGGATGATTTGGGCGGCCGAACTGCGGGCTTATAGCCAGACCCAGACCCAGACCCAGACCCGCCGTCGTCGTCGTCGTCGTCGCAATCCCCGACCATCTCAAACAACACATAGTCATCTGTGGCCCCGGTGGAATCCGCACCAGTGACAGGACCGGCGTTGCTCTTTTGCAAATTCGTTTTCATGGATGGTTGGACGGAGGCAATGTTGCTGGCAACAAGCGCGCTCAATGGTCCCGCCGCAGAAACCGGGTCGGCGAACACCGCGTAATAATAATTTCCACCGCATGAATCATACGGAAGCGTGCCGTAATACACGTAATACGGCTTGTTGGGAATGAAGTTGTTTGCGTTCACATCGTAATTCATGGGCACGGAAGGGTTGATTGATAGGGTGGCCACGTTGATGGTGTTGGAGGCCTGAATGATGGCGGCCAAATCCACGTTTCCGGATGAGCCAGAGCTGGTCAAAGAAACGGGCACGCTAACAATCAATCCATCGGATGAGCCCGATGAGCCTGATGAGCCCGATGAGCCCGGAGTGTGAACGATGAGCAATTCGGCATCCGCCTTGGTTCCATTGTAGGTGTGCAATGACGGCGCGTAAATGCGAATTTCGGATGGCACGTACGGTTTGCCATAAAATGAGATGGCCGAACCCGAACTGCTGCAAGAAAGCGACAAATGGGTGCGGTCGTCCGAAATGGTCAGCGATGCGCCGGCACACATGTCGGGTGAGTACACGACATTGAACGTGCCCTTGATTGGATTGACACTGGAACCGGTGGGAATGTCAATGGGTGCGGTTGCGGTGCATGAAGTCATTGTGATGGTGTCGCCCCCCTTATTGTTATTAGCTTAATATATTGTTATAAAATAATATATTATTGTCTTAAATCCTCATTCCGTGTTCAAAGGATTAAGCCTTTGCTCACCATGCCATCATTCGAGCCGCAATTGTTGTGAATGTTCATCATATGATTGGGCGCGGTGCCGATTAGGTCCAGGGGTAGTGGCTTGTCGGAGCCAATCCCAAAGTTGTATGAAACCGGCTCACCGCCCATGAATTGATGGTATGGCGCGCTTGCCCCACCCGAAAATGGAGCGGGAGAAAGCGACGAAAGGCCTCCGCGCATGGAGCGCTTCCCACGCCTGTGGCTGCGCGCATGTTTGCGGGTTTTGGCCTTCTTGCCTTTCCTGGACTTTTTGGAGTGGCTGTGCCGCTTCTTGTATCCTCCGCGCACATGCGGTCCTCGGCCGTGTCTTCCTCCGGTTTGCTTCACCATGTTGTATCCGGAGTTTGCATTCAGTTCAGCCGCGCTTCCACCGGCGCCACCACAACCCGCGACGGCCCCCACCTTGCTGGAAAACTGGGGATACGGGTCATTCAAATGCGAGTTGGAAGGATTGGCCCCACCGGCAATGTTGGGTTGCAGAATCTGATTGCTCCCAGGAACCAATGAATATCCCAATGATGTCATTCGTCAGTTATAAATGATTGTGATATTTTATTATTTGGCAGCGGAGGGGCAATTTCCGTTGCATTTGTTTTCAAAATAGTAGTAGTCCAATGTTTTTGGTGCGCTGGCAGTGCCGTGCTTGAAAATGGGGCCGTGCCGGTTTCCAGACATGCACGATTCGACGGAGTTCATGCTGGCCCAGACGCAGCACGAAGCTGCCGCGCACGAATTCTTGCTCAACTTGCGGCATTCCGTTTCCAGCTCAGCGGGGGGTTTGCCTAAATGCGACTTGCAAAACCCGGCCTTCAGCTTTGCGTCCAACGTGTCGTCATTGGCGCTGTCATTGGCGCTGTCATTGGCGCTGTCAAACGTTTCCACAACAACCGTTTTTGAACCAGGAGTGTTTTTTATGGAAGAACCAATGGCGTTGTTCTCGGTGATGTCAGACCCTTGCTGCACGTGCATGATTTCTTGATACACCAATGCTCCAATAATTATCACCACCACAATCGATATGGCGGTTATATTCTCTATGAAGTATTGACCAAAGCTTTGTGCGATTTCAATTAGGTTTATTCCGTTGCTTGGCTGATTTGCGTTCGTTGCGTTCATTGGGTGTGCTTTATCACTAAAAACGATGTAAAAAATAATATATACTGTGCATATTTTATTTATTTAACACAACATTGTTTTGAAATCATCCAATGCTAAAACCACGCGATGGAGGGTCTGCGTCATGCGTTGCGAAACATTTTCAGTTTGGACATGAACGGTTGAATCTGACTGCGATGCGGTGGAGGAGGAGGAGGAGGATGGTTGCTTTCACTTTCGTCTTTCCTATTGAATTTCTCAATCAACATTTGCTGCCGTTCATGTGACATGTGTTTCAAATGGGCATGCAAATCCGCCATTTTATTCACCGGGTCCAACGTTTCACACATCATGTTGTTCACCAACATGACATCGTATTTCTCCATCAACACGTTATACATGGGTCCTCCATTGTATTTCACCTTGTGAATGTTTCTCATGCCCGCAGTGTAATGCGTCGGTAGAAACTCCCGCGCCATCTTCATTTCCCCGTTTCTGTTCACGACCACCTTGTGGTTGCCACTCATTATCGTTCGTTCATGCGGAACGTTCGGTCCCAAAGAATTCTTTTCAAAGCAAACCAGGTAGTCATCATTCAATTTTGTCATAACGATTCCTTTTATTTTTTTGTTTCTTATCGTGTGAACCTTGGGGTTTATCTTTTCAATGGGAACGTTGCCTTGGTCGGTGAGGATGGGGGTTCCTGCGGGGAAACATATGCTGCTGATGGGAGCGGGCGGTGGGCTTACATTCAAATTGAACGTTGTGGTGTTGTAGCTGCCTTCGTTACGAACCACAATAGCGTAAAGTCCCAATGGAGTCGTTGAACTGGTCTGGATGGATCCTCCATTTGGGTCAATTGTTATTGGAAAGGATGTTGGGTCCATTCCATTGATGGATAGTATTTTATAATAATCCTGGACATTCGGGGGGGCAGTTTTATTTCCAGCGATGGAGCTGTATCCGGGTTGAATGGTTTGTGCATAAGTGATTATTAAAGTGCGGGATGAAGATTTGATGTTTGTTAAAGAGTATGGCGTGTATCCCATGCCGAACAATTCGTATGGACCCTCTACAGTGGAAACCCAGACAGAACCAACTGGGTCGTCTTCAGTCGGAGTGTATGTCAATTTATCATTCGCAGCACCATTGTCCCACGAACCGTCAATGGCATAACAACCAGGAGGGGTATTAGTAGGGTCTGAAGCCAAAATTGGGTAATGTGAGTAGCAGTTTTCTGCCTTGGCAACAATCGGACTATTAGTAGCAATGTAACCAAAAATTCCTCCAGCATATGATGCAACAGTGCCTCGACTGTAACAATTTGTTGCAGTGCATGTTCCTGCTACTAATCCAACATCAATTGCACCAAAAATTCCTCCAGCGCTTCCATCAGAAATTTGACCCGTGCTGTAACATTGGTTGGCAGTTGCACTTCCTCCGGGACCAGCATTTCCTCCAAATATTCCTCCAGCACCTGCATCAATGTTTCCTGTGCTCCAACAATATTCGCAAATGATATTACCAGAGCCACCATTATCTCCGAAACCAGCAAATGAACCAGCAATGCCTCCACCACTAAAGGCAATGCCTCCATCACCCAATCCAGAAATGTCACCTGAACTTGAACAACCAACAATTTTGAGCGAAGCTGTGTTTCCCGTCCCAATGGCAGCCCCAGCACCACCACCCACAATACCACCACAACCTGGACGAATTTGACCTTTGGATGCACAATTCACAATGTAATTATTGGAAGCGTTAACGCCAAAATATTTTTGACCTATCCATCCTCCACTATAAATCACGAGCGAACTGTTGTTGGTCCCATCCACCTCCAAATTAAATATACTGATATGTGATTTTCCATCAACCACACTCTGTTGCCCATCATTTGTCCCATTTTGTATGAACCCTAGATAGCCTTCAACGTTGCTAATTTTTATGACTGGTCTTAATCCGCCATCGTTCAACGACGTGGAACCGAATTGAATATTGTCCGAACCGCAAATGACGTACATGTTATCATTGGTAAGCTCAATATTGTCAAATAGAACCTGCAGAACCGCTTCTGGCTTTGAATTCACAATGGTCAAAGGCCAAGTGATGACAACAGCCAGACTGTTATTGACCGTGTATGAAATGTTTGGGCCATTCGGCTGAATGCGAATGATGCCGGATGCAGAAATGGTTGTGGGTGCGGGTGCGGGTGCGGGTGTGGGTGCGGGTGTGGGTGCGGGTGTGGGCGTGGGTGCGGGTGTGGGCGTGGGT